TATATATAAACATAGATATGTCTTATTATAGCTCATATGGCTCTTATTTGAATACTAAACTTTGCTGTAAAGATACAGTAGGTCCTACTGGTGCTACTGGTGCTACTGGTGCTACTGGTGCTACTGGTGCTACAGGACCTACCGGTGCACAAGGTATTCAAGGAGTGACAGGCCCAACTGGTTCGACAGGCCCGACTGGTTCGACAGGACCTACCGGTGCACAAGGTATTCAAGGTGTTACAGGTACAACAGGACCGACAGGACCTACAGGAGCACAAGGTATTCAAGGTGTTACAGGTACAACAGGACCGACAGGAGCACAAGGTATTCAAGGTGTTACAGGTACAACAGGACCGACAGGACCTACGGGTGCAGAAGGTATTCAAGGTGTTACTGGCGCAACAGGACCGACAGGACCTACAGGTGCACAAGGTATTCAAGGTGTTACTGGTGCAACAGGACCGACAGGACCGACAGGTTCGACAGGCCCGACTGGTGGAAGTCCGTGGGTACCAATGAATGGAACTGGTGGAATAACTGGTATGGGATATACAGGAATAGGTGTTACAGGACAGGACGTGTTAATTTATGGTAATTTATTAGTAACAGGTGGCATAGACCCAACATATTTAGCATTAACACCACAAGCAAGCGGACCCGTTGGATTTATTAATCCTTTATGGGTTGATAATAGTGGATTTTTACGTTCAGAAAATATTAAATTAGAAAACGCAACCGCAACCGACGATCTAACTCTTTCAGCGACAAGTATAGCGAAAACTGGTGCAGCGACAGCACTCGGCATAACTGCTTCCTCCGTAATAAATATTACCCCTTCCTCTGGAAATAATTGTAATGTTCTCGTAGATGGAGCAGGAAACTTCGCTGTCAGTCAATCGTCCGCAGGTGGTCCAACGCAACCAATAGTGGAGGTTATAAATACCAACGGGTCAGCACAAGCAGGGCATATAGATATATACAAGAATACAAACACTCCAGCAACCAACGACGGAATTGGTGCTTTGTCCTACCACGCTAATAATGCGAGTGCGACGAAAGTTGAGTATGCTCGTATTCAAGCAGACCAGCGAGACATTACTGCTGGGAGTGAAAATGGTAGTATAAGTGTATTGGTATGTGAAAACTCGGCAACTCCTGTTGAATACCTGCGAGTAAATGGTTCTGCTGGAACTACTGACTTGTATAAGGGATTGAATATGGGTAGTGTTGCTATAACTGATAGTGCTGGTGCTGTTGGAACAAGCGGACAAGTCCTGACTGCAGGGACAGGAGGGCAAACACTTTGGGGAACTAACGGCGTAGCATCTATAACTGCTGGGTCAAATATCGGCATTACTGGAACTGCTTCTATTCCTATCGTATCTGTGTTAAATCCGCTCACCTCCACACTCAATATCGGCACTCAAAGCATTACTGGTTCAACAAGTAATATCACCCTCTCAAGTGGAACACAACAAGCAAATATGAATGGAAATCTCGGTTTTACTTCAGCAGTTCAAGCAACCCCTACAACGAAGGCAAACTTATTCAATACGAGTATTAGTGTGGAAACCTCTGCTGATAAGGTTATAATACAACCGACGTCTATCCTCAAATCAGTAGGAGCGACAGCACTTTCAGTTGGGTCGGTGGGGTCTGCTCCATTAAATCTTATTGGTGCTGGGGGGGCGGCTAATGGTGTTGTAATAAACCAAACGGCAAATGTTGGGACAAACCTAACAACAAATCTTTCTAATGTGAAGTTCTATGCCGATACACTAATCAATAATAACAATCTTAACACTATTAGCGTCCCTCTTCCACAGACAACTTATCAGCGTCTAACCCTTACTAATTTAGGTTTGACGAATACGAACGCTTGGGCGAATTTCGGCACTCAACTTCCTCATTTTCCTACCGCCTTGGGTGTGGATAGTAATGGGAATATCTGGATTGCTGGAACGGACGGCGTATGCCGAGTATATGACAACACTATTACAAATAATTTACACAATATCACGCTCACATATCTCGGTAATCCAGCAACGATAAATGTCTTCTACGTAGTTGGAGCGTATATGTTTATTGGGGGGATTTTTGACGCTATAAACGGCAACGCAACCCCTCAATATAGTATTGCGAGGGTGAATACCAATTCTTATATTGAAGACATTATGGAAGACCCCTCTACACTAAATAGAGGGTTTCAACAAGGAAGTTCCGTGTTTTGTATGACGGATGTAAATGGTGTTTTGGTTGTGGGTGGGAGTTTTACGACAGACGCAAACGGCACTACTACTATTTATCGTATTGGGAATATAAATAACCCTTATGTTTCTGGTTCATCGCAATCTTGGACGGAGTTTAATGGTGGAGTAAGTAATGATGTATATGCGATATACCACGACGCAACTACCAATACCACATTTATCGGTGGTGAATTTACGGCAGTTTCTATTAATACTGGTATTATTAGTGTCCTTTATTGTGCTTTTTTTAATGGTGCTTGGGGGAGTGTCGCTTCTAATCTATTAAACGACTATGTCTATACAATCCAACCTACCGCATACTCTCAACTCTTAATAACTGGGAGATTTACTGGTGGGTCAATAGGAACGAATGACTATAACGCATATATAGACCCTACAACTTTGGTTGCGAGTGATACAACTTTAAATCTGGGCGGTTTCCACTCTAACTATAGACAAGGATTTTATAACGGATATAATGCGTTGATTGGTTTTGACAATCAATTCTATATCAGTAATGCTTATCAAGTATGGGAAAACTTGGGGATGACTGGAGGTAGTGGAGCGGTTTATGGAATTAATAATTGGAATGGTGATTGGAAGGTTATATTAAATGGGTTTGATTTTGTCCGCACACATCTAAACCTACCTCACTCTTGTATATTTACTGGAAGTTTCAAATACAACAACACTCTTTACGGCAATTACACAATCACAACGAGGGATGTCTCACAGCAATTTATAGGCGACGCCAACAATACGTTTTGGTCTATTATCGGTAATGGGGTCGGCACTTTCAGTTAATAATGCAATAACGAAGTGTTAGCACTGGTTATATTAAATAGGATTATATTGCAGAAATTTTTAGGTTTATTTGTAAATCATACTTGTCTGCCTCTAATCTGTAAAATTGTTTAGTAAAATCATAGAATCATAGAATAATTGAAAGAAACTGCCCATAGTATTCGATTGAAACAGTTTATATAAATTTGTCTTACCTTATCTCGAAAATATAACATATATCGCATACCGCAATATGTTATATTTTGTATGACATTTTTACTTTATTTATTCTGACATTCTCGCTCTCAATCATCCTCGCTCTCAAGTAGCTTCGTCATTTTCGCCACTTTCCCCTTCCACCAATCCAACGTCTCTGCTGAATATACATCCGCCTTATAACGCCTATGACTAATTGCCTGTTTTGGTGAATCGTAAAAGTAAAAATCCGGCTCATACTTCCCGCGTTTTGCACTCGCATCGCATACCTTCCATAACAAGTCTTCATATATCGAACCCACACGCCAAGGATACGCCACGCCAGTAATTGCATTTACAATAAACTTCCCTTGTACATTTGATGGATAGAAACGACGTCTTGGTCCACTGCTTCCACCGCCGCCGCCGCCGCCGCCGCCACGTTTACCTCTGCTATTCTTCGAATGCGCGTCGTCATCGTCGTAATACACCTCCCCTGTACTATTCGGGTTGTGATTCTCATACTGCTGAAGATTATCCCAATCCTTTACCATTTTGACTATACTAACAAATACACACGCGACTGAGACGAACTTTGTTCTGTGATAACTATATTTATAGTAATTTCTTTAAGCAGTTTTTAAAATTATAATATCGGTGAGAATTATTTATATCTTCGTATATATCTTCGTATATATCTTCATTTATCTATCTATTCATACATTATTCGATGTTGACCAAAATCACATCACTATTCGCTGCCAATCTCGCCTCTAATTCGGCGATTAGTACATTTTTCTCATCTAATATTATTTGTTGATCATCTATTATTTCTTTCAATCTCGCATTTTCTCTCGTCGCACACCCATACATATCTTTCAAATTCTGAAACTGCGATAACAGATTATCTTGATTCACTGCATTCTTCGTCGTCATATCTTTCCGCATTTTCTCGATTTCTCCTATTTGTTTCATTACGTCCGGTTTCATATGTATACCACCTGCGCTATACGCAATCAACGCCTCTTCTAAATCCTCCGTAAAGAACTTTACTATCTTCTCATCTTTTATAAAATCGTTTACTTTCTTATCACTATATTTTATATATTCATTCGTTGCATTCTTGCTGCCGTTCTTATCTATATCATCCAACAACATTCGCTTATCCATTGTATTATGTGAATGCGAAAATACAAGAATCGTTTTCATAGGCTCCAACTGAACAAATGGTACTGTATAATTTTTAAGAAATTCACGTTCCTCTGCTAAACACGCGTCATCATTGTATCTCGAATCTTTCAATAGTGCACGCCTAAAAGCAAACGTCCCTGCAGTAGCGTGCGCCTTACCGTACGGTCCGAATTGAACCATCTGTTTTCTATCATTGAAATATATATACATCTCGCTAGCCCCGGCACATAAAGCTCCTGGATTCGCTGATAACCTCTCCACTGCGTGAGATACACGCTCAGGTGGATAAAAATCATCGTCATCCATATACACGATTATATCCCCCTTCGCCTTCTCGTGCAATATATTTCTCTTCCGCCCAAGCGTCATTTTATTCTCATACTTAAAATATTTGACATTTGGATGATGTGCGACCATATCTTCAACAGGGTCAGAACCGTCATCTACAATTATCCACTCCATACGCTCTTTTGGATAATCTTGACTATTAAAACACGCAATCATCGCTTCGATAAATGGTCGGCGATTAAATGTAGGAGTACATATGCTGACAAATGGTAGGGAAGTAGCAGAAAAATTATTCTTGTTTTTATTGCGCGTCATTTTTTATAAATATATATTTAATTATTATAATTAAATTCACTAAAGTAATTATAATAATAATAGAATTATATTTTTAACATCTTTTTGTTTACTATTTAATATTTACTGTTTAATATTTACTGTTTAATATTTAATATTTACCGTTTACTATTTAATATTCTCCGTATCACATTTGTTTACACAAACCCCGTTAAAGCAGCAATTATTGCAATAAACATAATACCTCCACCAATTCCAGAACCAAGATCCAAGAAAGCAAAATACACTATAAAACAATAAAATATATTCATCAAATATGGCTTACAAGTATGAAAAATATCATTATATCGTGCTTTCTTCTTCGATTCTACTTCTGCACAAGGATAATATCCGAAAAAGTATAGTGTCTGTAAAGCCATCCATATTCCATTTCCAATAAATATAAAAATTCCAAGTATAAGTGTAAAAAATAGACCCCAAAATGGGTGATTATTTAGTACCCCGAATATAGCACCCATTACACCTGCTACCAACCCCATAACCGGTATTAATAAATAAGCAAATAATATCGGAAAAATTAAAAAAATAAGACATCTTCTAAATGGTGACTCTTTCATCTCAGTCGACCATGTTTCTTTGTTTTTTGGAGTAGTGCTGTCACTTGGATTACATAAGTCCAAAATCATTTTCGTAAAACCACGTCCGCCTCGTCCGACACCACCATACACCGAATTGAATAAATAATTAAATAATGCATCTGACATACCATCACCGCTACTACCATCTTTAAATGCGGTTAATATATTTATATTTTTCTCTTCCTTCTCGATAACATGTAATATTTGCTGGTCTGAATTGCACATACGCGCCGATAAATCATACGGAAATCCGTATCCAAACAGGCACTTGCTCGTATCTCTTTCGTCACAGTATGGTAGACTATATGGTTTTGTAGGAAGAATAAAATCTTTTTCGTCCTCAGATAATGTTACTAAAAATAGAGCATTTGCACCAAAAATACCCCATAAGTATGTTAAAATTATTGACACTAAAATATGTATAACGTATACAAATATCTGATTTGCTAGCGCCATTTCTTGACTTGAAATCGTAGAATTTGTTTCTGTGCCTGGTACACCTGGAATACCTGATGGTGAAATAATATTGTTTAATCCTGGCAACCCAAGTGAATTAAATAAACCAGCAGAACCGGAAGCTCCTGAAGATCCGGATAATAATACAGCTAGTATATTATTGGGATTACCAAGTATACCTAATACGTTGTTGTTGTTATTACCAGTTGAACCCGTGGTTCCTGTGGTTCCTGTATTTCCTGTAGTTCCCGTAGTTCCCGTAGTTCCCGTAGTTCCTGTAGTCCCCGTATCCCCGCTAACACTGCCTCCGCTAACACTAGCTCCGTCATCATCGGCAACATCGGGAATTCCCATAAACCCTTCTCTATATCTGTTATAATCAAAAATACTCGCTTTTGACAAGAAATTTTCATAGACTGGCATATTTTATTATTATTATTATTTTTTATTTTTATTAATATAATATATTATAACATTTTATATTATTCAATCATTTTCAAACAATTAGTATTACACGTTTAAGTAAATAATAATTGTTTAAAACAAAATGTTTGCTATTCAGATAGTGTATAATAATTCGTCTAAACAGTACACTACGTATCTTATGTACATTATGTACATTATGTATATTATGTTATTTTATGACGCTCCTATTATCTCGCATACATAAGTCCGACATTGCCAGACATAAACGTAACGACGTTGAATCGTTCTTCCAATACTACTAAATTATAGTTATAGTCATATATGCGCCACACAGGTTTATTCACACCTATTGGTATGGGTTCGCCAGTAAGCGGATTCGTTTGTCCATCACAAATCGTCAAAAATTTGGCCTGTGGGTCAAGTGGTGGATAAAATGTGGTAAACTCAAACTGAACATTTGAAAACTTACTCGTATTTAAAGCCCCGGATGGCTGTACAATAAACGGGTCAGTATCAAGGCAGAAATTGTAACAATATAGTCCATCAGGTGCATTTCCCTTTGTTCGCATATATTTTTCCACATAATTGAATACACCTGCGTCGAGCGGACTCTCGCGATATTTACCATCTAATAAAATAGCCATATTCATCAATACATCCCGTTGATTTTCTACATTAAATGGTTGGGTAACAAAGTATCCTGTATTATGTGTAGTCGCCGGGTTATAACCAGGACCAATATATGGCCCAATTCCCCCTGGTGGGGCAAGAACACACGGCAAATTTAATGCCCCATATTGCCCATTATAATCGACCAAGGGGCTAACTGGTGCAGGGACTACATCCACCGGCAAATATCCATAAGGCCAATTCGTATAATTGCTCCACTGATTGCGCAGATTAATATCGCTTCTCTGAAAGAAAAACATCCAGCTACTCACCATACCAAGTGTATTCTCGAGCCATACACGCTGAGAACCGGTTACATTATTGAAGTTCCATTCATATGCCGACTTTATAAGATATTTCTGCTCATTTGCGGCGAATACTTTAGCCTCGTCATTTGATAGAAAACCAAATGTGCTTATCAGGTGAATATCTGCATTCC